AGGCCAATGGTTTTGAGATGATCCTGAAGCAGCCGCTGAGGCAGGTTTGTTTGCCGTTAGTTGCGTTGAGCTATCAACTGATACAACTTCAAAGATATCAACAACACCGCTTACAACGACCTTAATAAAGTCACCAGCAGTATAAGTACTATCGAGGGCTGTGCCTGTAATTAATTTAGAACCTACCGAAGTACCAACTGCAAGTCCTGTTGAACCGTTGGGTGTTTTTTCCTGATATATTCTTTCGCCTGGATTAAATCTTCCTGTAATATTATTTACTGTGAAGAACTCGTGGCCATTATTAGTTAAACTTATTGAACCTGTAGATGAATTAAAGTTATGTCTATTTAATGCAAACTTAATATCTTCATCTTGATATGATTTCCAAGCAGAGTTATTTGTTGAAGTAAATAGAACACCGTCACCCCAATCCTGAGTAATAGCAGCACCTTGAGTTTCACCTGGTGTTAAATCAATCCCACCTACTTTAGCAGTATATACAAGGTAATTAGGATCCGAAGCATCAGGCTGAATTACAAATGAATATTCTTTTTCAACATCTAATCTAACCGGAGCTTCAAAAGTAAACTTGGTTGCTAATGATGCATCTTCAGATACATTTACATCGGCAGGTAACTTATGTACTACAGAGAAAGGAATAATTGCATTAGTTGGATAACCGTTAATTACTTCTCTTATTTGTACTGATACACCATTAAGAGCAGCATTAGAGTTTGCGTTTGCATCTGTGGTTGAAGGCTTACGTTTAAAGTAAACATCAATATCAGATAAGTAAACTGAATTGGAACCTGCGCCCATACCTTTCTTAACAAAGAATGTTTGAGCAAGTGGATCTCTACCTCGTAAACGACGTGCAACGTTTCTTGTCGTTACTGTTGTGTTTACATCAAAGTTTGGAGATCTTGTTGAAGTTGTTAATGCTGTTTTCTCAACACTGAAGTTATATGCTCTGTAAGTAACGAATCCTTTTGATGTTGAAGCAGAATCAAGACTGCTATATAAATTAACATCTGCAATTTCTAATATTCTGTCACCTACATAAAATGTTTCGGCGGGTAAAGCAAAGACTGCTCTTAATACACCGTTTGCATCTGTTGATACTGCGGCTGCTTTAACTCCTGTTCTTTGAACATCTTCAACATTATTTGCTGTTGAGGATCCAGGAAGTACGTGAGCATCAACGTTAACACCATCAAAGAAGAAGTAATGTCTTTGGTTAGGTCTTAACCCAGCCATATAGATTTTAATATCTCTTGCTGCCATAAATGGTTCAAACTGAAAGTTAGAAACAAATTCGCCAACATCAGAAACTTCTACTGTACTATCAACATTAATTTCACTTGTTCTTGTTGTAAAGGTTGTGGTTTCAACACCACCGCCTCTACGACGACCACCCATTCTTCTTCCCCAACGTTCTTGTTGAGTTACGACTGTTGTTGTCGTATCTGTCATTGGTACAATTTCTTGAATTGCATCAACGAAGTCTTCAAATGGACCGGCTAGGTCAATATCAATCGTAGCAGGATTAACTGTTGTATCATAAGCAGCATCGTAAGGTGGAGATATTGCTCCTTCACCTACATACTTATAGAAGTTACTTACAGCATTACGATAACCTGAAGCGTATGGTTGATCTATAATTTGAACATTAGAGTTTCTTCCAATTGTACCTACCTTTGCATTTGAGGCAGATGGAAATACTGATGCACCTGTTGATGAATCATATGTTAAATCTAATGCGAATGTTTTAACAGCAGGAGTTAATATCTTTTGATTAAATGGAACCGCTGCTTTAAATTGTGGATCGGCAATTTCAGCAAGACTTAAATTATTAAATGGATCAACAACGAAACCATTTTTAAATCTGCTTAAACCGTTTTCATCTCTAACAACCATATTAGAAGTTTCAGATTCTAATTGATTCAATGAAATGTAATATTGCATGTTATCAATTTTCTTTTCTAATTGATGCATATCTTTCATTGTGTAGTTTTTAACACCTACAGCTTTAGGACGGATTGAGTATTCGTTCTTACGAAGAATATTTGCTTGTTTATGAGATAGTGCAGGATATCCTGGAATCTCAATTTGAGCAATCGCAACTTGGTCAGTATCAACTGATGGAGGTACTGCATATCTATCCTCTTCGCCTTTAATGATTGAAAGCTCACCGTAAGAATCACATACGATTGTATCAATTCTTGTAAGGTAATATTCTAAATCAGTCGTTATACTATTTCCGAGTGCAGGTAATAATGGAGGATTAGAAAAAGCAATTGTGTTAGAACCAACAGGTATGTTTGATAATACAGGACCAGGAGCAGATACATTTGTATAATCTGCGGCCGTATCTTTATTTGTATATTGTCTAAAGTCAAAGCAATCTCTTAAATTAAAACGTCTACCTGAAGAAGATACATAAGTTGGTATTTCATATCTATCTAATGAATTAGGATAACTGTTAATTGTAAAGAATGCTTCACCAGATACATTAGAGAGTTGGAATACTCCTACTTGTATTGAAAGATTTTCATTTCCTGGCTGTGGTCGACCTTCAATATATTCCATGTAAGATATATCATAATAAGTATCTTTTTGATTAGGTCTTAATACGAAGCTGCTTGTCCAATCAGTTCCTGAAGTTTGTCCTGTAATACTAATGATCTTATATACATCAGGGAAACCTAATTGATACTTAGTCGTTGCTGGTGCATGCGTCACCTGAACATAAGGAGTCTTTGATAATTTGGAATAAGGATCTACGCCGCTTGAACCAATTAATCTTTTATTATAATATACATATACTTGAGCAGCAGCCGAAGAACTAAAGTTAACGGTTAGTTCAGAATTATTATTTGCTAATGAGAAACTGGTGACTGCGTGTTGAACTGATGTACTATCAATCACAACAATATCATCGTTAGTACAATTAAAATCTTCACCAGCAACTGCTGATATTGTTAATGAACCACTCGTATGAGAAATTGCACCAGATCTAACTCTTACAGGAACAAGTGTATCGTTAGTTCCATATAAACTATTTAAACCTGTGTCAAATATTAATGATCTTTGACCTGATCTGTGTAATGTATTACCAACTCTGATATATCCATTACCGTCTGTAATTCTATCAAGATCAGCAATACTATTAGAACCATTCATAATCACACGTGATAAGAATACTTTCGTTGGTGTAATATTAGTAACGATTGCTGTACCTAAATTACTTGAGCTTTGATTTTGTAAAGTAACTTCTGTATTATCAAGATCTATTCTACCGTTGAAGCTTACAATATCAACATAGTTTCCATAATCAAAAGATACGCTTTGGTTTTCAACTTCTTCAGTGCCTGAGATTTGATCTATTGGGAATGCGCGCTCACCGGAATTTTCTACTCTATAACCTTTAACGTAAGCAACACCAGTTCCTACTAATACATTTACTTTACTTGCACCGCCACCCTCAGGTACACGGTCATCAGTTTGTAATGGGAAGTTATCTAAAATGTAGTTTCCTGATTCTTCATATGTACGTCTTGCGAGTTCTTCACCTAATACATTGTACTGTGAAACATCACGAACAGTAATTGCATTACCGTTTTCATAACGAACTAATGTAAAGAAGTCTGAGTTTGATTTAGCAAGGGATGTTGCTAAAACAGTTAACGTAGGTGTTAGTTTTAATCTATCAGCACCAGGAGCATTTTCATTTTTAGATCCGTTTGCATTATCATACAAAGAAGCATCTTGTAATGAATCAACTAATGTTTCGGATACTGTGAAACCAACTGATTTTAAGTTAGGAACGTTTGAATATTTTTCTACAATTATATTTTGTGCGGCAACAAATATGAAATGACCTTTTTGGAATATAATACCAGGAGCAGCTTCAATACCAAATGATTTACCAACATGAGGAGTTGAGATTCCGTCTGCCACGTTAATTGTTGTAATACCAGTTGTAGGTGTTAAGACTTGAGTTGTCGTACCTACTTTATATTTGTATAAGTTAATGGTTAATTGTTCACCAGCAATAAACTGTGTTGCTGTTGAAGTCGTGTTTGTGTAGTTAACATAAAAAGTATTTAAATCAGGCGGTCTTGTAGCAAATCCAATAGATGCTTGAACAATATTTGCTCTTAGTCCTGAGGATGCGCCAACAATTTCATAAACTTCATCCAATAAAACATCTTGGCCAGCAATACTTTCAGTTACTGTTTTACTAATATATGTTTCAGGATTGAATGTTCCGCCGTCAACCATCTTGACGAATTGAAGATCATCGAGATCTGTAAAGTTACAGCCTTTTACAACCGAACCTTCTTTGAATATGTTATCTCCAAATTGCTCTACTTGATTCTGAAGAGTAGTTTGAAGTTGAGTAAGCTCTCTTGCCTGCACAGCATACCCAGGCTTGAACATGACGCGATAGAATTGCTTCTCAACGTCGTAGTCGTCAAAATATGGAGCTTGATTTAAATTTTTATTAATAGGCATCTTTACTTACGTTCCTTAAAATTCCAGTACAAACTTAAATTCCTCTCGGGAAAGTTCAGTTCTTGCTAATGGGAAGAAGTCTTCCATGAAGTACACTTCGCCTGTTCTTTGTATATAATCTGAATACACAACATTAGTGGCTACAGGATTATTTATTGTGATAAGCTGACCTGAATCTGAGCGAATAGGCAAATTAGGATTAAATGACGTATCACCGTTGCCTGATGTTGCTAAATTCTTATTTGGACCCATATATTCAGCTAAATAAACCGTATTGGCAGTTGCATCAACTTCATGTACTTGCGCAGTAAATGTTATTTCATTACTTCCATCTGTTTGTGTTATAACGCTATTTGCAGTTACTCTTTGATAGTCATTGGTTACTATTGCGATTCTATTATCAAAAATTGCCGGGCTTGCACCTGTCGTAACTCCTGATCTCCACCCTGAACCAAGTTGTCTAAACTGTGGGCTTCTTACAATACCAATAGCACCATAAGTATTTACTCCGCCAATGTTAGTATTATCGTCTGCGGTAATATATCCATAGAATGAAAAATGTTTACATTTAAATTCATCTAATAAACTATATGCATGGCCACCGCCTGGCTCTATAATTGCTCTTGCCACTGCTCTTACATCTGTTCTATTTACATCAGCGGGATTAAATCCTGAAGGATCTACTACAGCAGCTGTAATGTTGTTATAATCTTGTCCTCTATTTAAAACAGTTGTCTTTGTAATTCTTCCATTACTTATTGTAGGGATTGCGACTGCACCAACACCATCTCCTTTAATATCAATTCTTGGAAAGATTTGTACACTTGCATTAAATACAACTCCTGCTTTATTTGGAGTCTTAACTGATGTAAATACGCCGCCTGATGTATATGCTCCAAATGCAGTTCCATCAACCGGTGTATTTAAAGTTTGTAATACATCATTAACATATGATCTTGAAGAGTGCAATGCAAATGTATCTGCTGTTAATACATCAACATAATAAGTTGGAGTACCATCACCTGTTACATCGTTAATCTCAGTCATACCTAAAACATCTGTAAAATTAACAGGTTGACCATCTTCGAGATTATGCGCTACTGAAGTAATCACGACTGGGTTTGCTTGAGTTGCTCCGGTTACGTTTCCTCTATCAGGATTTGCTAATTCTGTTTTAACTCTAACTTCAACATTACCTGTGTTAGTATTATAGGAGTAATATTCAAGTTTAAATAAATTAGTAATAGCGCTTGAAGGATTTGTTAAGTAAATATATTGTCCAGTTAAAGTATTAATTGTCTGAGGCCAATTGGTTTCTGTAGGATTAATGAATAAAGTGGTAAGACCTTCAGTTGATGCTGTTGAGCTTGTTTCTAATCTTGGAGCTTGAGTTAAATAACCATTCCATAAATTATAGCCTTGGTTATCAAGAGGATTCGAGATTTCTACATCTGAAATACCACCACCCAAAATTCCTGTAGGATTAGTATTAGCACTAGGATCAATTGGAATATAACCTAAAGCATTATAAGCTTCAAATTGTAAAGTAGTTAAACGATACATATACTTCCAAATGTATCCATCTGCAGTTTCATATATTTGCGTTACATTAGCAGAATCAAAAGTTGGAGGAGATTCTGCAGTAGACCTTTGCGAATTGTCAATACATTTATAGACTCGATAATCACCAGTGTCGTTGTCGTTTGGTCCAACAACTGCATAGAATTTTAATCCATCCAAATCAAGAGCATCATCGTACTGATCATATATTGATCCTTTCTGCCAAGGATAATACTTAATCATAAAATTAATATCGTTATTATTAATTCTTTTACCAAATAAAGTATTTTCTAGGAATTCATTTGACGAGACAGCCGAATCTACTGGATTGAAATTTCCAATAGTTGATACGAACATATAATATTCTTCGTTAGCTTTAACGTCAGCCAAGAACATTCTATTAATATCCGTCTTAAAATTATTTGTTAGAATTTCTGCCATTTTAAATTTGTCTCTTATTTATTTGTTTATTTATTACAATAACCTTAAGAAGAAAAAGATACCTTCTGTCGAGGCCAAGCGCGGCCTGATGTAGGTCTTCTTCCATTTGTTGTTTGTTCTGAACCACCTGCGATATATTTACCGCTTCCCATTCTTATTCCCCAAGGAATATGAACTCTTAATGGTGGGGTTCCATATAATTCTGTTAAGTCTGCACCACCGTTTTGATAATCATTGTCTTTAACTCTATTTACTTCGGAGGAAGAATATAATTTAGTCGAAGATATATCTCCTGCGGAAGGTACACTACTAAAGTCAATTAAATTTTCTCCAATTAAATTTGACTTTGCATGTTTTATCATATGTGCTTTCAATTGAGCAATAGATGGATATACGCCTCTCTGTGTAAACCAATGATCTAAGAATACTACTGCACAACCTGCCGCAACTGGAGCAGCACAACTTGTTCCAGAAAAGTAAGCCCACTTACCATCTTGGTATGTTGATATAGGATAGCTTGTCCATGTATATGCACCATAAGATGCAAAATCAACCGCTGGTCCTCGTGAACTATAATCATCCATTAATCTATTTGTATCATCTTGTTGGCAAGCAGCAATTGTAAACTGGTTATCACCACCGTCAATTTCAGATCTTAAACAGTAATAAGATAAGGGTGAACCAGATACTATATCGGTAAACTGATTTCTTCCCTCACTATCTAAAGTATTTAATACTCCGTTTGCATTACTATCAATGTTAATTTTATTATTCCATCTTGGATCATCAGGATTAACCATTACATGAGCATTATTACCTGCACTCTTAAAATGATAAATTCCATTATAAGAATTATATTGGCCCATTATTGTATCAAAGAATGTTGCTCTTGTTTGGTCAGGTACTGATATACACCAATTATCATTAGAAGTAATTGGATCTTGAATAACTCTTGGAACAAATAAGTTATTTGTAAATGAAGTTAAGTCTGAACCCCACCCAGAAGGTGTTGATGCCGATACAATAATTTGGCCAACCATTGAACCATGATACTCGCAAATATAATAGTATGTACCTGCTACGCTTGGGGTCCAAGACATTGAAGAAGTACCTTGCCCAGATGCTCCTGAAACTTGACTTCCTGTTCCTGTCACGGATGCCGTTTTAAAATACATTGGGTGGCCACCCACTGCATTGTTTGTCATATTAATTGTATCACCAACAACCATATTAATTGTTGGGTCATTGCCTGAAACCGATCCGTTCCTATCTGTTCCACTTACCTGATAATCACTTGATCCAGTTGCAGAAGCAGTAAAGCTTAAGCTTTGAGTGCTGCCTGTTCCTGTTGGTCTATTTACTGTTGATTGAACTCCAGTATCTTTGTCATATACTTCAAGAGAATTAATTTGATCGCATTGATAAAATCTTTCGTGTTCAACTCCTGAATAACCCCATGCTCCAGTTACGACGGTTGCATTACGAACTCCTGTAGCAGGATTAACTGCTTTAGTATTATGCCATTGAAGTACTGCATAATATGCATTCGTTGCGCCATCAGTTAAATATATAACTCGTAGTGTTGACTTTTTACCCCAACCACAATACTTACCACCTGCTGCACTTAGTACACCAATTGCGTGGTCTGAGAACCAATTTGTATTATTATTGGTTACTTGATTATTTCTTGCAGAAGTAACTGAACTGTTGAACCCAGACCAATCCATAGGTACAAATTTAGAGTTATTAGAATCAAATTCTTCAAAATCTACGTGATCTTCATGTCCTGCATTGTCTGTCGCAGGAGAACCTGCCTCAATAGCAACTATATCAACATAGTCACCAGCAAAGTTTGTTTTAACTGTGTCATCAAACTGATAATCCCCAAAGTATCCTATAGGTGGGGTAGCATTTGCTGCGGGATTAAACTCACTTGTAAAATATGTATTCATTGAAGTATAGTCTTTACCATTAAGAGCAGTAGATGGCGAAAACTTTGTTCTATATGTTTGTGTATTACCTTCGTATCTTGGAGTACTTGTTGGATAAGATGTTTCTATTATGTTTCTTTCAGGTAAGCATTCTATAACTTTACCGCTTGCTACAATTATTTCTGCTTCGTCTTCTGTTAACATCATACACAGTAAACCGTCAAATAGATCTGGGTTAAAGTTTAACTCCATATCAACGGCTTCATTTTCCAATAGATCCGTTTCAGGAACTCCTGGCTGCATAACAATGTTATAAAGTTTCTTGGACATTTATTAGCTCTCGAGTTTAAGTGCGGCGATCGTAACTGTTACTGTACCTGTTGAACCTGAATTATTTTGTATTGCTACAGGAACTTCAGTTTCTGAATCATCGAGCCAGCCCATAATAGCAGGTGTTACTTTAAACACTGTATTTGCTGAAGTAGCAATAAATTCTGCAATAACTCCAGAGCCGTCAGCGGGGTCTGTTCCTTGAACTCTTGATGCATCTGCAGTTCTTGATGATGTATCAGAATATATTCGTATCCATGATTCTTTTTCAGCAGTTACTTTTTGTATTGCGAATGATTTACCTAATGTAGCATATGCAACACTTCCACTAGCACCATCAGATATAGAAGCGGTTGTTTCAGCTTCACTAACTCTACTTGCACCACTACCGCCGCTTGATGATGGGTCAGCAATAACAACATCACCAATCATTCCACTATGACTAGTACAAATATACTTATATGTACCACTTATACTTCCTGGTACTTTCCAATATAAAACACCTGATGTTTTGCCTTGTGCGTTTGAACCTGTTGTCCTAGTTCCATCAGGAGCGATATGAACAAGTCCTGTATTATATGCAGTACTTGCATCTGAACGAATTTCAAATGGATGCGAACTGGTAACACCTGTTAAATCAAAGGCAATTGTTTCTCCTGCATTAACATATAGTGTTGGATTATCTGTTGTACCGTAATGATCTGAACGATATGCGGAAGAACCGTTAGGTGTCATAACATGAACTGTACTTGCAGGGTATGCAATATCATGAACATCAAGATCTGCTGTATTAACTTCAGTTAAAGCGGCTAGTGTTGAAGAACCGCCACCGCCTGTTGCATCAGCAACCCAAGCATAATCAGAACCGTCCCAAGATAATATTTGATTATTACTTGCGCTTGAAACATTAAGATGAGAATCAACATCAGAATTTGCATATTGTGTAATTGTACTTGATAGTTGACCTGAAGAAGCAGATAAGCCTGTTCCTGCAAGCATAGCAACAAAGTCTGTTACTGTTTCTTTCTTTGTATTACCTGAATCATCGGCATCAATAAATGCAATACTATCTGCGGTAACATTAAGAATTCCAGCATCAACACTATTTAAGTTAACACTGTTTGAACCACCGCCACCACCTGAGGCTGCAATAGTAACTGAATCTGTTGATGAATTAGCAGTTAATGTAATGTTAGATCCTGCGACAATGTTTAATGTATCAGTACCTGATGCTTGTATATTAACACCACCTACTGCTACTGTTGTAAAAGCATCACCGCCACCTGATGACTGTGCAACCCAATCGTAATCTGAACCTGTCCATGATAAGACTTCATTACTTTGTGCTGCACTTGTATTTAAATGAGAATCAATATCAGTATTAGCAAATGAAGATCCACCTCCGCCTGAAGGTTGTTCTACCCAAGTATAAGTACTATCTCCATTTGTCTTAAGAATGTAATCAGCTGTTTCTGAATTCGTAACATTATTTGCATAGACATGAGGAGCAAGAGGGTCTGTATAATTTAATATTGTACCACCAGAAGTATCTGCTAAAAGCTTTCTCCATGAACCGTGGGCATAATACAAAGAACCTGTACTATGTGCATGGCCAATAGCACCATGATATACACTTGGATCAATTGCTAATAGCTCTGCCTCTGTGTTATATAAGAATGATACTTTATGCGGCTTACCAATTAAATCAAGTGCACCAGCATTATCGAATAGGTCAATTGGGTTCTGGGAATTACCCAATGCTAGGTATAACTCATTAAAGTTATCGTTTGTTTTATCGAATGCATTCCTTAACGGATCACCTGTTCCGTCGTTTGCGGATGCACCGATGTTAATTACTTGCTTTGTCATGGCGTTTTCCTAAATTTTTATATATTTATTTTAATTAATAAGTTATACTGTAATTATCTTCTAAGTATTTGTTTACGAGGTTTCTCATATCAGCAGAAGTAGTATGTCCTACTGCATCGTTCAAAAATATAACGTCTCCGTAGTCAACGAGGAATGAATTTGTTCCATACGATGTACCACTCGATTGGCTACCTGAATATCCTTGTGCTTGAGCAAACGCATATGCACTATTTGGAGCACTCAAGTGAGTCATACCTGTAAAGTTAGCACCACCGTTATATGGAATCACTGTATCTAACGTTCCATTTAATTGTACTATTTTTCTTTGAGGTATTGGGTTTTTAATTGCATTATATCCATCATTAGCATATGCATCACCCGTTAGTTCTTCATCTGCTGGATAAAAGAAATAACCACCTCTATATTGATCATCATTAGTTTGTGATCCACCACATATAATAACATCAACTGCTGAGTCAGTTATTTCTACAGCTGCTCTTAATGCAAGTGCTCCACCATTTGAGAATCCCATAATTCTAAACTTAGTTGTATCAACATTATTATAAAGTTTCAGTTTAGTGATTAAATCATTTAACATTTCAATATCAGGGCCGTTGCTTGGCTCATTTGAAATATTCCATGTATCATTATAACCGTCTACTGCGATTAATACATGTCCTGGTAATACGGAAGCATTTTGAGCAATCATACCTGCAGCGTTACCGCCTGCTCCATGTAGTAAAATAGCAACTGGGTAAGGAGCCGATCCTGATGTAGGCATTTGCACTGTTACTTCATAATCAAAGAAACCTTGGCTCCAATTTTTTGTTATGTCCAAATCTGTCGATGCAGTTAAAGTTAATCCGCCGCTTCCGCCTGGTGTATGGTCAGCAGAAACATACGAACTGTCTGAAGTATAGTTTGTAATTGAAGCTCTTAAGTCTGCAATATCAGCAATGTCTAATGGTGAACCTCCACCTTGATCATTAAACAATCTCAAGAACCTTGTCTTAACGTCAGATCCAACAAAAGATTTGAATATAAAGTCACCAAACAGTTTACTACCTGCTAAGTGAACATTTTCTTTAAGTGCAGTTTCGTATTCCTGTAATGGCATTGATGATTTAATCTGATAAGAATATTCTTGGAAGAAATCACTATCTTGTATTCTTGAACCGCTATCATAATATTCTTGTGTATATGCGTTGGATGTACCTGTCACTGTATAAAGAATGTCTGCCATTGATGTATACCAAGCCTGCTGTTTAAAGTTAGGCTCAATCACATTGTCAAATCGTATTTGACTTTGTGGTAGTAATGTATTTTCTCCGTTAGCAATTTTTGTGAATTCTACAGCATCAGCAGAATCAATACTTCCGCTTGAATTAATATCACCGTATGCAAATCCGTCAGGTGCAAGTGACTCTGCCCAGTTTTCAAACTCTAACGCAACACCACTTGGCAATGAACTACTTACAGCAACTGCAGTAATTGATGTGGCAAAGTCCGATAGAATTGAAATAGAATCAACTGATGTTTTACTTAATTGTTTGTATCCAGCAAGCTGAGAATTTTCGCCAGCCCAATAGCCTTGAGTAACACCTTGCGTCTTAGCTCCGATAGTTCCTTGAGAAACAGGAAGTCCTGTTGGATCCAAAGGATCTATAAGCTGTCCTGGATATCCGTCAACATAACCAAAGCCTGAAGATAATATACTTACTTCTTTAACTCTGCCAATCGCAAATTCTGTTTCTGCATTAATCTCTGCATTATTACCGTATGTGTCAGTACCTGAGTAATCGTTTGAAACACCAGTTACATTATAAATTGGAGTGGATATTCCTGACCTAATAATATCAAGACCTGTAAACCCATAATAATCAAATGGTACAACTGTAATTGCTCCTTCGTCATTATTTACTGATAGTACTCTGCCTCTTACGGTGCCTGCTTGTTCTTTTACAATATCTCCAATCGAGAATCCACTTGCTTCGGCAACATCTTGGAATCTTATAATTTGATTTCTTCTTTCAAAATTTTTCATTACAGAATCTTCAGCTCGAGCATATACATCGTTTTTGTATTCAGAGCCTGGATTAATATTATCAAATCCACTTATTTCACCAATTGTAAAATCGGTAATCGCAAATGCATCATTAAGCGCAGTATTTAAATTAACTGGTGAAGCGGTGCCTGACATAGCAGCGGTTGATTCATAATCAGCTGCATTAATGACAGTAGGTAAATGTGGTGTAATTACATCCTCTATGAGAGAAGCAACTGATGCATTCTTTAAGGATGTTACTTTTACATCGTTTACATCTGAAGTATCAGGATAAAGATCACCTGGAGAAGTTTCATTCTTTTCTGTTACTCCGTTTCCATTAGCACCAATGACAACTGTAATGTTGCCGCTTGCTCTTACTGTTGTGATTGTACTTGACCCAGTGAAGGCTAACCCAGTACCCATACGAATACCAACAGTGCTTTTGTTTTGTCCTATAACCGTACCAGAATTGCCTGAGCCGTCTTGTACTGTTTCACCAATGATAAACCCTTGATTATAACCAGTTTCAGAGTTATCACAAATGATTGATTGGTTAGAAACTAATAATCTCGCATTATCAATTGTATAGCCATATCCACCGTCAATTACTTCGTAGTTAATCTTACCTGTAATTTCGTTTGTGATATCAGTAACGATTACTTTTCCTGCGTAGGCATTGTCTTGTTTTACATCAAGTATCTCGCCAACTCTTCTGCCTACTAATCCTTTTTGTGATGTATCAACAGTAAATGAAGATAGTGAACCGTTAATTCTTCCGAAGTTAATTTGCTCGCCGCTTATTACACTAACGATATCTTCGTATCTTGAAAAGGTTCCTTGTATATCATCTAGATATATCACAGGAGTTTTAATTCCATTTAAAATAAAGAAGTTAACCGATCTTACGGCGGCTCGAGCTTTTGTTTCAGATCCCTCAACGTTTTGAGATAATAAATTAAAGTAAGTATATTTCTTATTCGTAATAGATAAGAACTCATTTTGGTTTGGAAGCATTTGTAAATAAACACCTTGCCTCCATTCACTATCAGAAATCTTTGCCATTTTTTCAGAAGGATATATGATTTCAATATCGAACTCTTGATAGAAAATAGCAAAGAATAATTCTATCCCTCTTTTTGTACCTTTTGAGCGATACATATCAAGAATGTTTTTAACAATAAAAGAAAGTATATCTGTCTTAAGAGGAAGATCAGCAAGAAACTTTTTCTTAAAGAATATTAACATACTCGTAATAGTAGTGTCAATGTCTTTTAATTCAAACAGTCTTCTCTGATTATAGATTCCTTGATTTTGTTGTGTTTCACAAAACTTATAGTACTCTTCAACAAGAGAAACAAGCTCAGGACCGTTCTCACGATATATCGCAGGAAATTGCTGTCTTACAAACAGTGATATATTTTTTTCTATTTCACCCTGAGGCATATCTTACTCTCTTAATAAGCTGTGTTAATCGTTGTGTTTGGCGGATTTGTTGCTGACTGCGTTGCTATCGGAGTTCTGAATTCTTCTAGGTCCATTGTTAATTTAACGTCAGTATCTCTAATAATGAATACTCTACCTTTAGGAGCTTTAACATCATTTTCTTTTGTCTTTGCTGTTATCTTAATCGCTGCGCCTGTGAATGACTCAACCTTAAAGTTCGTTAAAGTAACTTCACCAGTTATATAATTAACCGTACCTACAGTAGGATTAATAATTTGAGGATTAGTTACCTCATCTGTAATTGTCATTATATTTCCATTACCATCGTCTTGTAAGAACATACAAGTTCCATCTTGGTCAAATACAGATGACTTAATAGCAGGTTTATAATCTGTGAAACCATTTACCGCTTTAAAAGGATATGGTTTTAGTAATTCAGCTTCAAATCTAAACTTAGGATTTGTACTAAAGTTAAGTGGTGGATTATATTCAATAACAGGACAGATATTAATTTCATTACTTTCGATACCCGTGTCTAATAAATCAATGATAGACGATAGTTTCGATGATCTTAATGTTTTATTAAAGTCGTTTAAATTATCTGTATTATATTTACTTATTGCTGCTCGTACTAATGTTTCAAGTTCAGGGCCTGTCTTTTCAGTATTCTTTTTACTATAACTTATTGTGCCTGTAATATCAGCATATAAGAATTTTGTTTGAATAAAGATTGGTTCAACACCTAATGGACTTCTTTCACTTAAATAACTAATGTATGAATTAGATAAAGTAGTTGAAACGATTTGTGCATTCTCATTTAAGTAAACTGAAATACCAACCTTTCCATATTGAGGTGGATCTAATAATTCGCCACCGTATGCAGAGACTGCTGTAATTTCAGGGAATGCTTGTTTTAATAATATTTCGTAATCAGATGATGTGACTGCTCTTTCCTGAACCTGTAATGCTTTAGGAGCAAAGTAACGAATGCTTTCTAATGATTCACGTTCAGATCCGCCTGCCGCAATTGCTGTACATGTTCCAACAGTTGTTGCTCCGTCAATAAAGCTTGCTTGCATTTGATCGCCAATCTTTCCTGGTGCTCCGTTTGCTTCCGCACCCGATGTAATTCTATAACGTACTCTTACATCTTCTTGTTCTTCAGGTTGTAAACCAAACTGATTCTTACCAAAGTAAATTGCATAGCGATCATCAAGGTATGGTTCTAAATAAAATACTTTATCTGTAGGCTTAACACCAAAGATTGTATTTGCTCTTGTAAAAATATTTTGATCATCGGTTTGTTCAGCATCAACAAAGACAACAATTGAATCTGTATCTACTTCGTTGTTTGTTAAATTAACTCGTAATGTTCCATCAGCATCTACAATGAATCCTTCTTTTTGGAAACTTTGTAACATTTCACCTTCGTAAACATCAACATTTTCTGCTACATATACACCAGCTGATACTCTTCTTGCGATATATGCTTGATCTGTAATAAAGTTAAACGAACTACCTTGATAGCTTACTGAGAAGTCAGCATACTTTGGAATTGTAATTGTTGAAGCTACTTCATCAGTTTTTGTAATCGTAACTGTTAGTGTTGCTTTTGCAGATTTACGTGAACGAGGAATATAGTTTAATTCTTTAGCATGGGAAACGATAGAGTTCTTAAGGACGGCAGAGTCAAGAAACATTTCGTTAAGAGCCATGTTAGTATAAAAGTTACCTTGATAACTATTAAATGCAAGGACATCCAGTAATACAGATAAGTTACTTCCTTCGAAGTTATAATCTTTAAACTGTGTTTGCGTTTCTAAATATAATTGAAGCTGACTTTTGATACTATCAAAATCAAGTTCTGTAATTGGAGTTTTTGGATTTGCCATCTCTATCTATTCCTTTCTAAAATAACATCTAATTGGATTGGTTGCTTAACATTACGAACAAAGAAAGTAATTCCTACTGATACATTATGACTATCTAGGCTACCGTTAACTGATACGTTTAATAGTTGTGCCCTTGGTTCGTATTGTTCAATAGTAGATGTTACTCTATCTTCTATAAGTTTTAGTGTACCGGGCGTCATATTCTCAAAAAGCATTGCTCTTATATTGCCACCTAAGTAAGGTTGCATTAAACGTTCACCACGATCTGTTAAAATTAAATTCTTAATTGATTCTTTTACTGCGTCTTCATCTTTTAATAATACAATATCTTTTGACACTGGAGATTGTAATAGATCCTTTTTAAAGTCACTATTAAGATTTATCTTTTTATTTCTCGGTGATAAGTACTCTGCTATTGCCATTAAACTATTGCTCTTATATCTAGGTGAATAAAATTATCATATTCTTTAACATATTTAAATCCTGCTTTAAATGCTTCTTCAATAAACTTAGCAGGGTCTGGCATATCTTTCTTAATATCTATAACTAAACCACTTAAGTGAGAATTCTCTTCACTCTTTTTGAGTTTCTTATTATAACCTTTACTTATCCAGCCATCAGTTATAATAAACTTTGAACCAATTTGGTCATAAACACGTTTCAAATATACTTTAACATCAAGATCTACTCTCGTATATCCATATATTCCATCGCCTTCTTTTGGATCTGTCCAAGCACCTTCAACACCAAAAGTTGCGTCAGCTCCAGAGAATACGTTTCCGCACCTTGGAAGTGATTTATATTCTGCAGCAGTAATTGGTTTAATTCCACCAACTGGGTTACCTGTATTTGTAATTTCATTACCGCCAGGTGTAGTCCATCTGCCTTCTAATCTATTTATTACCTCTTGACGACTTGTTGGAGAGAAACGTATAGCTCCTGCTCTTACAGCGGTAGAAGTATTTACATTTGATATGTTTTTAAGACGATTAACGATCGTTGTGTATCGCCTTGTATAATCATCAAGTGGTTTATTAATGTCCCTAATCAATGCTTCAACGTTTGCTGCAAGTGAACATATACGAGCGATAAGGAATTGTATTTCTTCAATCCCAGGACTTTCAAATAAGCTTATTGCGTAATCAATTAATCCTAATACCTTATCTTTAATACCTTTCTTATTCTCTTCAGTAAAGAATGCGCACATCTGTTCACGAACTGTCATAATCCCTTTCACAACAGATTTATCAATAAAAGTTTCTGCACCTTCTGTTATTTTACTTGGGTCAAAATTATCAATGATATCTGTTACTTCTTTAAAGACTGCGTCAATTACGTCGCCAATCTTTTTCTTTACTTCTTTAATTAATTGTTTTATTACTTCTTGAACAGTAAGATCTTTGATTCCGTCGTATCCTCTTTGAATCTTACTTACTAATTCTAATGCTTCGCCAATAAGCCCTTCAACTACACCAATTAAATCAAAGAAAGCATCAATAGAAGAAAAGATAGAATCAAACTTATCGCAGAATCCACCAAGTATACTTGAACTAAAGTCTTTCTTATAATACGAATCTAAATTCCTTGCTAATTTAAATGGATTTGAATCATCTATAAAAGCCTGAGGAGTTTGATTATATTTACCAAGGAAGTCTGCCATTTCAAGATTGGAGACAGGTCCTTTTTCCCATCTTGCTGCTAAGTCAGGATAATCATTTGTGCTACCAATCTTTTGTCTTAATAATCCATTTAAATAATCTGTTGCTCGATATAAAGTATCTCCATATCTATTAACTGCGATTGCTAAGGGATTGGATTCAGCATCGACCATAATAGAATTAGCAAGATCTTCAACTACAGCATCGATTTGCCCAAGAGTAAATCTTCCTTGTCCATCCGTAACATTTGGCGCTGATAACGCTAACTTATTAAGAGTAGTTTGATCATCTCTATCAATACATACTTCGGTTGCCATTATAGATCTCCTTCCTTAGCAGTATCATCAGTAGGTGAAAGATAACCACCAGAGAATCCCATTGCGAAATATCCTTTAGGACGAATAGAAGTTGACTTGCTTGGTGGCTCAGGCATCTTGGCTTGTGTCATACCCCATGCACCATTTCCAATAGGTAAGAAATCAGCAACGATAGCAGCGAACGCATTCACAGGATTTAATACCTTAGTAATAAATTCTGGACTATTACCTGTAGGATATGCCCAACCTGAAGTAATCCCTGGTAAAGGAGCAACGACTGGTGCAGATACAGCAGGAGGTACTATCGCAGGCAAGGTTGGTACTGAAGGAGCAGTAAAGCCAGTTAAAGGAGCGATGTACCCTGCATTAACGCTAACAGGTCCTGAAGGTAATGGAGCAGCAAGGATTGTTGTACTTACCGTTGTTGCACTAACACCAGTAGCAGATAACGCCGTGACGTTAGTAACACCTGCATTAAGTGCAGTGAACGAACCAACTCCACCATTTACTACTCCTGCGTTCCATATTCCACTAAAGGATCCAGTGGCTGCGGCAATTTGCATGGCAGGTGTTGTTAAACTCCAACCTGGTGTTGGTACAGCAGTTCCTGTTAAAGGAGTAGGCGGTATTAAGCCACTTGCTAAACTGATTATGTTTGAAGCTGTATTATGTATATCACCTGGAGTAGATAACTTAATTGCTTTTGTTGAGAATACATCATAAGTATTTAATGCTGTATTTTTAATATTTTTGGAAACAAAGTTTAATTGATTAACTGCCTCAAACTGTATTTCTTTTTTACCAAATACAGTCATAATACCTGCATTGGCTTCTAACTTAACGTCTCCACCTCTTAACTGAACTTGTTCGCCACCATTTAAATTCATTTGTCCACCAACACCAAACTCGGCATTGCCATGTACAAGCATTCGATAGTCGCCTTCTATTTCTTCCGTCTTATCCCCTTTAACATAAACATGAGCGTTACCATTGACAGTAATAACTGAATGGCCTGACGATTCGTGTTTTGTTCCGATGTTAACTTCATACCGATCTCCTGCTGCTCTTTCAGCAACTGTACCTTTAGAATCTATTTCTATATAAGAACCTGCTCTATGATGTATCGTAATTCGTTCTGCACCTGGCGAATCATCTAATTCAATTGAATGATTTGCCGTTTTAATAACTCTGTTGTGTGGATATTTTGCTGCATAAGCTGGAGGTGGTTCAGCCCACGTCTCATCTGAATTCGCAATCTGTTGATCGTGTACTCTATTAGCTGCCATTCCTAAAATATATGTCTCTAATAGATTTTCACCCTTTGCTAATTTATCAGGTCCGCCTCCTGTATTAAAACTTCTAGGATCATAACCTTGTCCTAATAGTTCTCCGTCTTTTTCAGCGATGACTCCCATGCCATCTTTTGTTGGATCTAATTCTTTATTATATGTACCTGGGATTAAACCAAGTATCATTGGGTGCTGTGCCATTCTTCCGTCCATGAATAAACCATAAACAAAAGAATTTAGCGGGGGTATTGATTTAAATAGATCATAGTTTCCCTGTGCACAAATAGCCCAAGGTAGATCTGCTGTTTCTATTTCTTTGTGCGTTCCGTGTACACCAAAAGCTCTTACTTGAACTCTACCTTCGTGCGATGGGTCGTCATTACGCTCAACTATTCCAAAGAAGAAATGAGGACTACTTATTCCTGAACTATCTATCATACTGATCACCTCGTTCCCATTCATATTTTAATATTTCGCAAGTTGTATCTAATCTATTTTCTTTCATATCATGGGCAACTGTAGATACTAAATACTTTCCTGATAATCTTTCGTTTTGTTCTTGACTTAATGCAACATCAGGTTCTTGTGTAATTACATTTAATACATCACCTGGTTTCAAATCAAGTCTTCCTTCTAATGAGATCTGAACTCTTGAGTTTTGTATATGATGATTATACGCTATTCTATTTTGAATAATCTCTACAAACTTTTGAGGTTCTCTTGGTACTTGTCCGTCTTTAGTTTCTAATGTATCATCTTGCCAATCTCTAAACACTACTTGTTGAGGAGCGTTCTCAGATGTAAATGTTTCTTTAATAAATTTATCAGAATGAACAGCTCCTGCTGATGATGTCTTTATTGTGCCTTTCATTCCAACAAATTTTTGTTTTGTATAATCAAAATCATAATACTGACGATGATGATTTGTAAAGTCAATTTCTAAAACTGAATTACGATATCCGCCACTTGTCATATCACTAATAGTATCTGCGTGATTAGAGTTTTGGAATCCTAAAATTGTTTTAACAATTAGATTACCTTTTCTTGGATCTTGTTCTGTAAATGGTAAGTAATAAAAATCTTTTACTTTATTATCGTTAAGCGCAGCTCTTTTTAATAACCATTCATCAGTTACCCAATAATAACCATCGTATGTTTCAAAGAAACGATACATATTAGACGGTGATTGATTATTAGATAAAGATTTAGATGCTAAGAATCTCATTGCCTGCGCAGGAGAATAGTCAGGAATAATAGTTCTCATATTACCTGATGAATCTTCAATATAAAATCGTCTACCTCTATCGCTCGTTAATTTATATCTATTACTTCCTATAGGCATTTCTTCAACAAAAGAGTTAGTACCTTTATCAGTATCGTATACTAGTTCTTTGTCTTTATTATAATACTTTTTAAATATATCTTTAGCAGCATATGAACCTAATCTATTTCTATATGCAGTTTTAATATTTCTTATACCTGCTTCAAAAGTTGTCTTCGTTACAAAGTGTAAAGTATAAATGTAAGCATCACCACTATCACTTTTAGATACATTATTAATCTTAGTGATTTGTCCTTTAAGAGTAAGTTCTGTTTGTAAGTCATGTCCTTTTAAAATTAAAGTAATTGTTTCTTCGGCTCTTAACGGATGATTATGTAACATACCTATACTATCGAATACTTGAATAGATCCAACAATCCCAGCCTGATATATTGACTGACGAATACTTACTTCAGCAATTAATGCAGCGATAGATGCCTTTCTTCCTTCAGGCGATTCTATTTCAGCTTCTTCAACTGTGCAATATGATGGATTAAACGTTTCACTTGTCATTAGTCAGTACTTACACTATTTTTAAATTCTCGTGTTACTTGATTTAACATTGTGTTATCAAACAGCAGGATTTCTTTTTTGTTTTCATTAAGCTGAGTTTCATACTCAAAGATACGATAAGGTACCCAATCGTCAGGAATGATTCTTTTAATAATAATCTTGTCACCTCGTTCAGTACGCATAATCACACGGTCTTCACGACGAAGATAAATTGTTCGGAAAGATTCCGGTGCTAATATAATATTGTCAATTGCCATTCGTTATTCCTAAACTGTTTTTATATAGTATAAAATATTTGTATCAATGTTGGGGTTCTTTGTCCAATCAATGACATCTTCACCAATCTCACCGGATTGTGCTGTGTACTTTGAAACTAAATAATCGTTAAACGTTTGAGTATCCATCGGCCACTCGTAATACGGATCTATGATATTATTTGCCATATAAATTAACCAAACATATTCAACTGAACCATAATAATCTAAAGCAATGTCTTCGGCTCTTTCGTTTTCTTTAACTGTGTATGGATAATAAACATAAGGATTATTTGATACTGCTCTTACAAACGATGATCTTCGAGTAATATCACGTACTCTTTTTCCTTCGTAGTTTATAATTGGAAAGTTTTCAAAATATTTAGTTGCCATCTTTATTCTCCTGGAGGCTCATCAGCTGCAGCTTCAGTTGTTTGATTATCTCCATCAGAAGGTTCTTGGAAATCATCAGCTGTTTGAATTTCCATTTCTTTAAATGACATTGATAGTTTAATACCTTGAGGCTTGCCACCTTCGGCAATAACAACACTACCGCTTCCGCCATAATCAACTGTAATATCTCCAACCATACATGCTTTAAATTTTACAAAGGCTGATTCATCAACTCCTAATAAGTTAATAAATGCAACTGCTGGATATTCTAAAAAGGCTCGAGCGAAAGATTGTCCTGGGCCGCCATCAGGACCTACAGTAACACCTGCTGTTTTTGGTAGTATAACTCTTTTAATAGATCTTACAATTTTTTTAATATCTTCAGCTTCTGCAAGACTGTCTGGATATAATGTCCAATCAAATGAAAAGTTTCTTAAATTAACACCTTCAAAAGATAATGTAGCGTGTGGATTAATTGCTGCGCCTGTTGCATTACCAATTGCCTTTTGACCAATGCCTGCGGCGTTTAATGTGTTTCTTAAAAAGAATCCTGCTAATCTTCCACCATTGCCTGCTGCTTTACCAAGATCTCCTGTAAACCCAGAAGGATCCGACAGCATTTTTTGTATTCCGCCAACAACAGATTCTGCACCTGATTCTCCAAAGTCATATAAGGATTTTAAACCGTCCATTGGAGAACCGCCTTGTCCTGATAATGTTGGTGCTAACGCATCTGCGACAAACGATTCTAATAGTGACTTTTCAAAGCCATTTATCTGTAGACCTGTTGCATCAACTAATGATGTTGGCATTGGAAGTTCAATAACTAGATTATCTCCTTCTTTAGCACCACCAGATCTATCGTTAACATTTCTAAAGCCTGCGGCAGATCTGCCCACAATCATTTCTTCGTAATTGTATTTTTTAAAGATAATTTGTATTCCGTGTGGAAACGGTGCAGCAGGAAATGCGAGTCTTCCTTCACGGCTTCGTGTTTGACTTCTAAGAGTTTGATTTGGATTACTCATTAATCATTCCTGGTTTAAGTTCCGTCATATCAGTATAAATAAGGTATACGGATAGTTATGTAGTTATTTATACAAGAAGCGAGAAATATATTATGGCATATAAAGGTCGATTTCGTCCAAAGAACCATGCAAAGTACAAAGGCGACCCAACTAAGATTATTTATAGGTCTTTATGGGAGTTTAAAGTCTTTAAGTGGGTTGATTTACATCCGGATGTTATTTGGTGGCAATCTGAAGAAGTCGTAGTACCTTATAGATCGCCAATAGATGGTCGTATGCATCGTTACTTTCCTGATGTCATTGTACACAAGAGAGATATTTCAGGTAAACCTCAAACGATTATGATTGAGATTAAACCTTCAGCACAATGTAGACCACCTGATCCAAAGAATAAAAATAAAACAAAGACAGGTCGAGTATCGAGAAGATATTTAAATGAAGTTAAAACGTGGGGAGTAAATGAAGCAAAGTGGAAAGCAGCAACATCTTTTTGTGCAGACCGTGGATGGCTATTTACTATCATGACAGAAAAACATATACCAGGAGCCCGTTAAGTGGCACAAATATTTTCAGACATATTAGCAAAAGGAATTAGGCGTGGGCAAGTACCTGCGCGAACTGCCTCAGCTCGAGAATGGTATCGTAATCAAGCTAAAAGAAGTAGCGGCACCAGTGCAGAATCTGTTATACAACAAACAAAGAAAAGCAACACAAGAGCAACAGTATCTAACGAAGGCCACATTGGTCAAATGTTATTATTTCAATACGATGCTAAGAATAAAGATACATTACCTTATTACGACAGGTTCCCTCTCATATTCCCAATAAATATAGTTAGAGGTGGTTTCATGGGAATGAACATGCATTACTTGCCGCCAATGTTGAGAGCAAAATTAATGGATGAGTTATACGATGTAGCAAGTAATGATAAATTTGATGCAAGAACAAGATTAGAAGTATCGTATAAATTATTGAGTTCAGCATCTAAGTTTAGTTTATTTAAACCAACAGTTAAAAGATATTTGTCTTCTCATGTAAAATCGCGGTTTGTTAAAATAGAATCAAGTGAATGGGATATTGCATTATTCCTACCACTTCAGAATTTTGTTGGTGCTTCGAAACAGAAAGTATGGGCAGATTCAAGAAAGATGATACAGGGATAAAAAAGAATGCCATTTAATATCAGTAATTTTAAATCTTCGTTTGATAGATACGGCGGTCCTGCACAAGCAAATTTATTTGAAGTGTCTATACCTAACGTACCTAAAAATTTACCGGAGAATAATGTATTTGATTATAAAAGACAATTCACATTCTTTTGTCATTCAATTACTTTTCCTGGTGTTGCTATTAATACATCAGATACAAACTATGTTGGTCAATTAGGAAGAAAGCATCCAACAGCAGCACAAAACCCAGGTCCAATAAGCGCGTCATTTTTTGTTGATAGTGACCATCATATATTAACATTCTTTCATAACTGGGCGCAACAGATTGTAAACTTTAGTAAAAAGAGTGGACCGTTTACAGAAGTAAATGGTAAGCTGCCACATGAAGTTGGTTATAAAAATGACTTTGCGGTTCCAATGTATATAAGACATTACACAACAGATTCATTTCCTAATTCATATTATGAATGTGAATTGATTAAAGCTTATCCGGTTGCGGTTGCTCCTCTTGCGTTAGACTGGGCAACAAATAGTTCATTCTTAAAATTAGACGTTCAGTTTGTCGTTGATGATTTTAGTTTTAGTTCAGATAAGACAGGCAACGCAGAACGTAGTGGAAGAGGCGGTGGCCTTTTAGATATTCTTGGTGACATAGCAGGATTTGCTGATACAGTACAAGGTACATTAAAGTCAGGCAAACCTACAAGCATACAAGATGCAGTAAACAAACTAACAAGATTAACGAATAGTTTTGGAAACTTGAGTGATAACATTTAAATTATAGGAGTATATAATGGCATTACCAAAAATTAACTTGCCAATCTCGGAACTTATTGTTCCAAGTAATGGACAAAAAATTAAATATAGACCTTTCTCGGTAGCAGAAGAAAAGGTCTTACTCATTGCGCAAGAATCGGAAGACGCGGTTCAAGAAGTAGTCGCAATGAAACAGATTATGAATAACTGTCTGATTGATTACGATGTAAACGATTTAGCTTTATTTGACTTTGAATACATATACTTGTTATTGCGTTCAAGATCAGTTGATAATATAGCAAACTTTGTCATTAACGATCCACAGACTGGAGAACAGATTAACGTAGAGGTTGAACTTGATAATTTAGAATATCATTCAACAGATGGTCATTCAAAAGAATTAAAAATTAACGATGATTATACATTGTTTTTAAAATATCCATCTATTAATGAATTTATTAAAATTATTGGAATGGATAACGAAGATCCATTAGTAAACTATTTTATTATGACATCTTGTTTAGATACATTAGCATCAGAAGATGAAGTACATTCTTTTGCTGAATATAGTGATGAAGAGATTGAAGAGTTTATGGATGGACTTTCTAGTTTAGTAATTAAAGAAATAAGTAAGTTCTTTGAAACAATGCCTAAGTTAAGGCATGAACATAAGTATACTAACGAAGAGGGTAAAGAACAAACGTTCGTTATAGAAGGAACGCGTAGTTTTTTTATATAAGCCTTAGTCATATAACACTAAGGCATTATTACCAAATCGTTTTCGCAATGGCACAACACCATAAATGGTCAGTGTCTGAAATCGAGGCGATGATGCCTTATGAACGTGACTTATATTTTACAATGTTACTTGAACATATAGAAGAACAAAAGGAAGCTAATAAATCTTAAGGTAATAAAATGGCAGAAGATAAAGTAAAAACAGCAAAGACAGATCCTATTATAGATAGGCTTACTCGTGAAGGTGAGCTATTACGTAATAGTGGTTCTAATTCAATTAAGTCTGTAAAGATTGAATTAGCTAAGTTTGCGAGTGTTTTTGAGTCAATACAAGTGGCAACAACATCAACTGCTAAAGCATTAGGTACTTTAGAAAATACTTTCAATGTTCAAGATGATAAGCAAGATGATTTAATAGAGCAAATTAAAAATGCAAGTGAAGAAGATAAACAAAGAGCACAAGAAGCCTTAAGAAATAAAAAGGAAAAGGAATCAGAAGATGCTGGTTTATATGATCGTTTATCAGACGGCCTTGGTGGTTTAGGTAAAAGTATTAAGAGTGGCTTCGCAAGTATGAAAGAAAATAGCTTTAACTTTTTAAAGAAAGCTGCGCAGTTTTTAATCTTCGGTCCACTTTTACTTGGTGCTATTAAAGGAGTTCTTGACGGTATCTTTGGTGAGAACAAAGTACAAGAAGTATTTACTAAAATTGCAGAGTCTCCATTTACTAAATTTATATTAGATCATCCGTGGAAATCTCTTGGTATCGCATTAGTTGCGTTCGCTGGTGTTAAGTGGGCAGCAATGGCGGCTGCTATGTTTGCTGCTGCTAAAATGATGGGTGTTCAAGGTGGGACCGATGTTATTGGTGGTCCTGGTGGTGGCGATGGAAAAGACAAAAAAGGTAAAGGAAAAGGTAAGTTTAAATTTGGTAAAAGTAAATATGGATTAGCTGCAGCTGCTCTAGTAGCAGGTGGAGTTGGTTTATTCAGTATGTTTGGCGACGACGAAGACGATGAAACTGAAATTGCTAAAATGGAAGATAAGATTAAAAAGATTAATGAAGATGCTATAGCAGAAGAATCAAAAGTAGTTGATGGTGCTGTATTACAGTTTGAAAAAGATAGAGTAGGATTAACGGACGTACTTGCAGACGCAGCAATATCAGCAGGCATTGGCTTTGCTGTTGGCGGACCATTAGGTGCTGGTGTAGCAGCTGCAGGATCGGTAGCGTTTTCTGGGTTAATGAGAGTCGGAGAAGGAGTATACGATTTCTTTGGTGATATTGATGAAGTATCAAATGAAACAGAAGATTTAATTAAAAACGAACAGCGCAAATTAAATAGTAAAAGAAACAAGTTAAATGCTGGAGATAAGGCCGATCTATTCCTTGAAACAAATAATGCGTTAATCGAAGAAAGAGATAGACTTGCAGATGAAGGCGCAGAGATAGATGATAAGCTTAAGGTGCTTAAAGAAAATTTAGCTAATCCAAGCTCACTAGGAACTGTAAGATCTGGTAGAGGAAGAAATTCTCCTAGTGTAACAGTTAAAAGACTAGAACGTCAAATCGCAGATTTGGAAGAAGTTCGTTTATTACTTGCTAAACAGGAAGCGGTATCATCTCGTATTATCGATGATAGATTGGCTACTATTGAAACAAAACCAGTTACACAGGTTGTTGAGCAAGTTGCAGAGCAAATAGTATCACAAGATCAAATAACACCGGTTGTTCCACAAACGCCCGAGCAAATGAAAGATGCTTCATCTAATGATAAGCCAATTATTAACATAATGAATA